AGAATGAGTGATTTAATTACCCTAATTGTAAAACTCTAAATTAGACTTATTATGAAAAAGAAATGTTTATGGAGCATTATGCTTCTATTTTGTGCTATTTTATATTCTTGTAACCAAGAAGAAATAGTAGAAAATGAACTCCCTGATTTCCCTCAGCCTACCAAATCGAGAGTCGAACTCAGAACTGGCCAAATCGAAGTTGGTAATATCACACTAAGTGCTGACAGTATTATCACCCTATGTGATGATGAAAGTAATAGTATTGTTAAAAGTGCTACGAGGTCTTCTAATATATATGCAGGGAACAAAAACGGTATAGAACTATCTCTTAAAATACAAATAGGCTCAAGACTTATGCCTGGAAAAACTGATGCTCAAAAAAGACAGCGTTTAGCCAAGATGCTTGCACAGGCCTCTCAATATAGAGTCATACGTGGTGTTGTAACAGATGATGATGGTTTTGTACAATACGTACCATTAAACGCAACTATGACCATTCCTTGTACTATTACAGATAAAGACTTTAATATAAATGGTCCATTAAGGAAAACTATAGATATACTATTCCGTATTTTCAGAGTACCAGCAAACAAAGATTGTATAGAAGTGAGAATAAATGGTAGATTAATCCGCGATTTACGGGAATTTACTATAATTTGCACCCAAATAGCCTCAGGAAAATACATTTACGACTAAGATGCAATAATAAAACCAGCCATTATGCTAAAGAAAGTTTAACTTATACTGTAATTTCAAAAGCAGATTGAAAAAAACTGTCTATACTACTTTTTCAAGTGTTATGAAGTGGCCGGCTCTTAATAAACAAGTGGGAGGCTCAGCATTGATCCCCCCACTCTCTTACATGTTATTTAAGATATTTTTCCCTTTTAGTCCATATGTCGTAGATGAACGGCAAAGCTACACACAATAACAAAAAGAAATCATCGTATTTCTGCACAATACCTAATTTGAACAATCCCCTAATTACAAAGTAGATGATTGGTATTAAGCATATTTTGAGAATTAATATTTTTCTATCTTTCGTCATATCAAATTCCTTTTTAGAGCTTAACTAACTTCATCTTGTTACTATCATTGTCTCACAAAACTACTTTTTTACTGTAAAATAAGAACATATTTCATTCCTTTTTTTGAAGATTCACCTTAAAAATACCATAAACATGGTATCTATTCCATAGATTTCTCTTTTATATTTTAGATTTTCAACGGTTTGACACAACCCTTTGAGGAATAAATATTTAGCGGAGTATTTGAGAAATAATAGTAACGAATTGGCAACCGTGCGATTTTCAGCGTTTTGCGGTGCTATGCTGTCAAATAACTCTTTCAACTGTAAATATAATATGTTTTTCCAAAAACGAAAAACATCAAGTGTGTTTTTTGGAATGGGATGGTAATTGCCTCTTGATTAATATGAGGTATCTATATTCCAAATATTCACAGAATCATTTTTTTGATATTCATTAAAATCAGAGATAGCATCATTTATCATTTGTGTATTCTCTCTAAACATTGAACATTTTGAAACATCATTATCATTGCAATATTTTGGATTACCACATTTTTTATACAATTTGCAGAACTTACTTCCACTCATATCTTCTGCTTGCCATTTACATAATTGGCAATCTTTTTTTAAATACCCATCAAGATACGCTTTAACTTTTCCAATCGTATATAAACCACCACTATTGAAAAAATATGGTATGCAATCATCATATGGCATACTTATTTCATAGATTCCTTTTCTGTGGTGGTTGTAATTCCTACAGGTAAACGTATCTCGTTCAACATAGCTTTTCAAAGTATGATGTAAGATATATTTTTGGAAAGGTCGTGTAAAGTTCTCTGACAAAATTTCATTACGTTTAAAGTTGTACAACTTAACCTTTTCACATTCATTTAAATTTGTAGAATTTACAATATCCAGAATATCTTCTTCTGACTGAATACTAAGCTCAATAATACGAATGCCTGATTTTTTCTTTTCTTGACTGCATTCATGTGTTACAAATACTTCAATAAAAATAGGCAAATTAGGATTAGTCTTGTTTTCACAATACAAATCGGCTATAAAGTCTTTACACCTATGTTCTTGGATGCATCTTGAATAATAAGTCTTTAAATCAAATTGCACTCTCTTTGCCCTCTTACAGTTTTTCTCGTCATGGAAAACACAATTATCATACTTGACGCACTTTTCATAATTATCCATAGATAACATGATATGCTCTTTCTGATTAAACCAATTCATTATCATTATCTCAGCAATGGAATGTAGATATTTGTCATAAGAACATTTGTCAGCCTTATGCGCAAAATGCCATTGGCGGATATTTCCACGTTTAGCTATCATCTCATTGTGACAATAAGGGCAAAAATATTGTTCATTTGAATAATCTACATTCTTTATATCAACGATGCAATTATCGGTATTAAGAGCAAAATGCTGATAAGTATGTAAATATTTCATTTTATAAAAACGACTAATAAAAACGACTAATAAACTCCTTCTTTTTCCCTAATTATACCTATATTTTCATCTGTCTCTTTTGATTTTGACACGACTATTTGGTCAAAATTCTTTTTCCCCACTTGTATTTGACCATTTGAAAACACATATAGAAAAACATTTTTCAAAGTCTTTTTATATATAGATTTTCCATTTTTATCAACGACTTTTACTTTGACTTTATATTTATCTGATATAAAATAGTCAGGAGTTATTGACTTGAAAGACATCGTAACATCTTCATAATATTTTCCTTCAATATCAAGAAATGCTACTTTACGTACAACTTCCATATCGGTCAAAGGCTTTGCTGTCTTTAGTTCACTTTGAGCAAAAGCCAAAGAATTCGTAAACATTATAATTAACAGCAATACAGACAATTTTGCCTTGTCTAAAACATGAGTGTTAGTGATTTTAGTCATATCTATTATTTTTTAATAATAAAAAGCGCAGACATTTGCCATACGCTTCACGGTTTACCACAAACCACAACTAAATATGGGAAGTCTGCGCCCATATTCGGGGAAGTCCCAATATTAGTTGTTGCTCTTTATTTGTGGTGGTGATTGTGAAGCTATCGAGCAATATGTCTAGGAACGAGTTATCTCAATCCAACTGCAAAATTACAAAAAAGCCGTGATGACCCATTCAATATAGGTAGATTATTCGTTATCAAAGCTAAGAAAGGAGGTAGGAAATGGAATGAATAAAAGAAGAAGCCTGGGTCGAAAAGTGTACTGTACTTCATGAAGGAAAGGCCACACCCAATATCTATTATAACGTTTTTGCCGATGTTAAGCAGCTCTGCAAAATCTCCTATGACAGATTAATCGCTATACGTAATCTTATTAACCAAATTGAGAAAGAAAAGAAAGGAGAATGCCATGAATAAGGAGGAAGCATTAGCCCTCGTCGATGTCCTATTATCCGAAGGCACATCACCGATAGAAAAAGAACGTGCAGCAATGCAGCTTCGTGAGTTAATTCGGATTTTATTACCCGAATAAGAGAAGAACTATGATAGACTTTTGTATTATTATAGGTTTTGTCACTGTCGAGACCGCTATTGTAAGAAGAAGTAGGAATGCAACTGGTAAAAGTATATCCATTATCGCCGGTATCATCCTCTTAACGCTCTGGTTCTCCTGACCTGTCCTTTATAGCCCGCTTTCCGCGGGCTATTTTTGTCTCCATAACCTAACCCCTGACTTTTATGGAGATATACAACCACTTTGAATATGGCAAAACACTTGCCATTCGCTTAAAGCCTATTGCCCACACACCCGAAAAGCCCAGATTCTTCACCGCTTTCGGACTTGAGGACTTATATAATTTTAATGATAAACTATCATCTGTATCCGGCATGATCCTGATTGCAGTTGATGGCTGTGAGTCTGAATCAAAACGAAACGAAGCCGATGCGCTTAATAACAATGATATATTCTCTTTCATTGTTGTACAGAACACTGTTTCTGATCGTCCGGAAACAGTCAACCAGGCAGCAAAAGAATGCAAAGCTGTCGCAAAACAAATTCGGAACTGTATCCTGCAAGACCCCGACATTTCAGAATTCATTGACGATACTATTCAATTTAATGGTATTGGTCCGATTGGTGATAATTTCTATGGTGTAGTACTGACATTCTCTTTGGCTCAACCTGAAACCTATTTCATTGATCAAACATACTGGGAGGATTAACGATGGGATATTATAAAAGATTAAGTACCTATCGTGCTGAAGTCAAACGCTATAACGCCTCCCGCCGAAAAGCCACACAGTTGACTAATACCCCGGCATCCGGACTGATCCGCCTTGAAACCGTCTCAGAAACCGAACGCTTTTCAATGGCTCAGGATGCTGATAGACTGACTGCATATAACAAGGCCGTTGAAAAGTGGCAAGATAGTGTGGCCCGACAATTACGAGCCGGAATAGCCGGCCGCAGTATGCGAATAGCCCGTGAACTTGAGCCACGGGCCTACACCGACAAATACGGTATTATCAACCGTCTTGGTTTCTCCTTCCCTCGACATGGAATCTACATCCACAAGGGCGCCGGCGAAGGTCAGGGTGGCTTCATCGGTTCCAAATGGAATTACCTCAAAAAAATTAATGGAGTTGCAATAGATACCGGTATTGTACGCCATACAAATCTCAAATCACTCGGACGACAGAATGAAGGCAACCGCCGGGCCTACGAATGGTTTGACCCTGTAATTCGTAACCGGATCAATGAATTAGCCGATATCGTCACCGGTTATTTCGACACCATGCTGATTGATGCTACCCGAATATACATAGATAAACGAAACAGTCTCTAATATGGCAAACGACCTAAACCGCAGTATCAAACTTTATATTGATGGCTCAGAAGCCACTAATAAAATAGACCTGGTAAAAGAAAGTATTTCTCGTCTTGAAGATAAACTCAGGTCACTTACCGGAAAAGAAGTAGATTATGCAAAACGCTCCCAGGATCTCAAAAAAGAACTGGATGCAAAAAACCGAACTCTTCAGAATTACGAGAAACAGTTAGCCGAAACAGAACGGGTTCTCAAAAGCCTCTCCGGAGCAACTTACAACGAACTCCTTGCTGTCCAGTCCCGCGTCCGGAAAGAGCTTCGTAATGCAGTGCCCGGAACGAAACAATATACTGCTGCTCTTGAGCAGAATCGGCGTGTCACAGAGGCCCTTTCCAGAGCACAAGCCGCCATGCGTGTCGAGGTAGGTGCACAAGGTAATGTCTGGTCACGTGCCTCCGGATTCATTAACAAATATATTGGTCTGATCGGTACTGTCATAGCAGCTATCACCGGAGTTTCTATGAAGCTCAACCAACTCCGAGAACAGCGAAACAAACGCGAGGAAGCCAAGGCCGATGTTGAAGCTCTTACCGGACTTTCCAAGGACGATATAAACTGGTTGGAACAGCAAGCTGTCCAGTTGTCAACGACAATGACCGAATCCGGCATTCGCATTAGACAGTCCGCAACGGAAATTCTTGATGCCTACAAATTGGTAGGCTCTGCCAAGCCCGAACTTCTTGATAACAAAGAAGCTTTGGCCGAGGTGACTAAACAGACCCTTATATTAGCTTCTGCATCAGGTATGACCCTGAAGGATGCAGTCGATGCCGTAACCCTTTCTCTCAATCAATACGGTGATGGTGCCGACCAAGCTTCACGCTATGCAAACGCCATGGCCGCCGGCTCTAAATATGGAGCAGCAGCCGTGGAGTCCGTCACCACAGCCGTCACCAAATCCGGGGTAGCTGCTGCCTCTGCCGAAATTCCTATCGAACAGCTTGTAGGTACTATTGAAACACTGGGCGAAAAAGGTATCAAAGACGAAATAGCCGGTACCGGTTTAAAAAAATTCTTCCTTACCCTACAAACCGGAGCAGATGATACAAATCCCAAAATCGTCGGTTTAGAGAAAGCTTTGGATAACCTTCAGAAAAAGCAACTCTCAGCAGCCCAGATTAAGAAGCAATTTGGAGAAGAAGGATATAATGTGGCCTCCGTACTTATCAATGAAGCCGATAAGGTAAAATACTACACTGAGGCAGTCACCGGTACGTCCGTAGCCATGGAACAGGCCGCCACAAAATCAGAAACAGCGGCAGCTAAACTATCGCAAGCCAAAAACCGCATGCAGGAACTTGGTATTGAATTATTAGAAAAGCTCAATCCTGCCCTCATATCAGCAGCAAATGGTGCTGTCAGTTGGACTGGAAAACTCATTAAACTATTAAACTTCATCAATGAAAACAAAAGGGCAATTACGTTATTGACCATTGCCCTTATAGCTTACACAGCTGCTAAGAACTCTGATGTAATAATCAGTAAAGTCGTTACATTTTGGAATAATAATATTGCAAAGTCTTTAAAAGCCATTAAGAAAGAGCTGATGACAAACCCCTATGGTATAATAGCCGTAGTCGCGGCCACAGCTATAGCCTACCTCATAAACTTAAAAAAGAAAAACGATGAATTGAAAGATTCTGTATCAGGAATAAAAAAAGTAAATGAAGAGACCAATAAATCATTTATTCAACAAGAATCGAAGATACGTGCTTTGACTGCTGTCATCAATGATAATGGAATTGCGCTTGATGTTCGTCGAAAGGCTTTAAATGATCTAAAAGAAATCATTCCAGACTACAATGCCCAACTAACCGATGAAGGAACATTAACGAAAAACAATACAGACGCAATCAAAGATTATCTGGTACAACTTGAAAAGCAAATCAAGTTAAAGGCAGCACAGCAAGAACTTGAAAATCTTTATGCCCAGAAACGTACACTGGAAAAAGATGAAGAAACCCAAAGTGATCAATATTGGAAGATTCGCCAAACCAATACCTTACAAGGATATAATCGGAATAGCCTTACAGCTAAAATTTCCAGACTTTTTGGTACAGAAAAAGAAGGAAAAGCATTAGAAACTCTTAATGAAACGCGAAAAAATTTATCCTCAATTTCTGAGAAAATAGATGAAATAACCAAAGAGATAGGTGAATCAGCTTTAGCCATAGAGGAGGTCAACAAAGCGAATGAAGAAACTACAAATAACAAAATAACAACTCCCATAATTGATGAAGAGAAAGCCAAAGCCCTTCTTAAAAAGAAGCTTGAAGAAGAAGCCAAGCTCTACTCTCAACACCAGTCGGAACTTAAAGAAGCCTATCTCAAACGCCAGGACGAAACCTTGCAAACCGAACAGCAGTTTAATGACCGGATGGAAACCCTCGAATTAGAACATCAGCAACGTATCATTAATATAGCCGGTGCAAAAAGTAAAGAAGGTATTGATGCTCAAAATCGAATCAACGATATCAAAATTAAACAGCAAAAAGAGCAGATGAACCGACAGCTCGCTGAAGAAAAGACACTTTATGAAAACCAACAAAAGGACCTAAAACTTCTCTATGTTTCCGGTAAGAATGAAAATCTGAAAACAGAGAAAGAGTACAATGAAGCAATGGAGCACCTCACTATCATGCACCTGGAACGTGTTCTCAAAATTGCTAATTTCGACGCTGATCAACGGCGCACCATTGAACAACAACTACTCGACTTTAAAGTAAAATGTCTTCAAGATGAAGAAAAAGAGCGGAAGAAACTTGAAGATGCCGCTCAAAAGAAAAAAGATGAACTGGCCAGGAAGGAGAAACAAAGGCTCACTGAACAGGCACAACAGTACCGACAATACGGTGAACAGATCGGCGATACCCTCGGACAAATGATATCAGGTCAAGAAAATGCCCTGCAGAACTTTGCTGATACTATGCTCGATATACTATTCGATGTACTAAGCCAGATGATTGATATTGAAATAGCCAAGGCCACGGGTGTAGCTGTCGGAGCTGTAGCCCGTTCCGCTGCCGAAGCCTATGCCATGCCCGACTCTGTTGCAACCTTTGGAGCAACTGGCGCAGCCCGTGCCGCAGTTCTCTCCGGACTGATCATGGGAGCATTGGCCGCTGCAAAATCAACGCTCAAAGGACTGATTAAAAGGGGGAGTTCTTCCACTTCCGCAACCGATAACAATACCGACAGTACCAAAACTGCTCAGGTACAAGTCAAGCAATGGGCATCCGGCAGATACGATGTCATTGGTGAAGATGATGGCCGGACCTATCGGGATGTTCCCTACATAGGTGATTCACCGACCGGAATCGTCCGCCGTACCTCATTGATATCCGAATCCGGAGCAGAGCTGATCATCAATGCCGAAGATCTTTCCCGTCTTCAGCACCACATTAATTACCCCATTGTCGTACAGGCCATTCAGGATGCCCGCAGTGGCCGACTTCCCCAGCGTGCTGAAGGCAATTACGATCCGATCCGTAACAGTACTTCCCGTATCTCTCAGACAACTTCTTCACCGACTGATAAGGAAGCAAACTTGGCTCAACTGATCAAAGAGTTACATGCACTGATTGAGAAACTTAAATACCTCAAAGCATACATCGTGCTTCGCGAGCTCAACGAAGCACAAGAATTAGCAGATAAATCAAAGGAACCATTCACCCGTAAAAAACAATAACACATGTCACTCAAGATAAAAAATCAATTAGGAATATTCGATCTTCAAAACGATTTCAGCATCGAGATCGAAGACACCTCCCCTATTTACAACGAACGTGGCTCACAATCCGTACCGGCCACGCTTCCTGCCTCCCGAAACAACCTTTCACTGATCACCCATGTCCATCGTCCGGATAGTACCTACTCCCCTGCCCCGGACGCCCGTGTCACCGTCTCCGATGGTGTCTACAACCGAATAGGTAAGATGAACATCACACAAGCCTCCAAATCCGGAGGAATCGTATCCAATATAGGTTTTGACGAGTCTGAACTCTACTCGGAATGGAATGCTGTTTCACTCCGTTCCCTCTCTGCTCCGGTTATTCGTCCCGAAGGAGGAACAACCGGAGTCATCAGCCTGCTCAATTCTATTATGAATGAAACAATCGTAGACGATGCTCTTTCCATTTTTCCCATTTGTGTATCCATTCCATCACATACAACGACCGTGGACGATACGGAAACTACCACCTACTACCCCGAATACATCAACAAGATAACTAAATTAGAGAATGGTACCTACTCCCTTCAGGGAGCTGCCAGACAGGAAACATTCCTTATCAATAACGAACCCGTCCTTACTTCCGTTCCCGAAGGTTATGCCATCAGCCCATTTTTAAAAGTATCTTGGATACTCAATTTTATATTCGTCCGGTACGGTTATACGGTCCTTGAAAATCCATTCTCAACCCACCGTCAACTCTCCCGTCTGGTAGTTCTGAACAACATGGCCGACAGCATAGTCAAGGGCTTCATTGATTACTCTGACCTTCTACCCGATTGCACGATTAACGAGTTCCTACAAGCCCTCTACTGCCGCTTTGGTATGGTGTATTTTGTTGATGGTAAAAATAAAACCGTTAATCTCAAATTTATCAAAGATATCATCTCAACTCCGGCCTCACTGAACTGGTCCCTGCTCAAGTCGGCCCGGCCTGCTATCAACTATGCCGCTGCACAGCAACTCAAACTTTCCGCATCGACCAATATCTCCGGTCCTTATACCAATTTAGTAGCTACTCCTACTGCCGACTCACTCGACAAATTTCTTAAAACCTTTGGCCATGTCTTGTCAAGTAACACAGCAAAAGGATATCTCACCTATTCTTTATGGGATGGATTTTATTATGTCCGGAACAATCTGACCGGAGTTCGTGAAGCCCGCAGCTCTGACTTCTTCCCCTGGGATAAAGGGGCAAACATCAGTTATATGGAGATATCATCTATTGATGAATGCCTGCCGATGAAAGGTTCTTACCCCGATGACCAACCGGTTTGTCCTGCCTATCTCCTGGGAAAAGTACACAAATATACCAATATTTCCAGCGCCAGCGTAGAACTATCAGAGGAGCAAAACACCCAAACTCCTCTATGCTTTTGCTTTTCCATGCCCCGTGCATCCACTCCCTACCCCTATGGATCGCCAAGATGTTACACACCCGGTGGTGAAGCTATTGCCATCAACGGACACACATTTGATATCTCCATGACCTTTACTGGTGATAATGGCCTGTTCTCCCGTTTTTGGAAGGGATTTGACGCTATTCTCCGACATTCCAATCATACGGTTGAAGTTCCCGTACACTTGAATCCAATTCAATTACTCAATATTGATTTCAGTCAAACGATCAATATAGATGGTCAACGATTACTCCTTGATACAGTGCGCTATACATTACCCAAACTTCTTTCACGTCCGGCTACAGTCCGTTTTCGTACCCTTCGTCTCCTAATCCCTGTAGGGGAAACTGATTTGGACTTGGATGCAGAGCAAGGAATACAAACGATTGAGCAACTCTACAAATGGGCGTTTCACAATAATCGTGAAAACATAGTAGAACTCAAGATACGGGCACAAGTCGAGGAGTGGAAGAAGGCTATTACCCCACCGGCGCAATGGCTCGGAGTGCTACGTAAAAACGAGGTAAGTGATCAGGTTTCGGATATTGAGATACCGTTTACTGTACCGACTCAAGAAGATTATGAAGCCAACAAAGAGTTCTTCATCAAAGAAATCAATTACAGTTTCGACCTTTACTATAAGGTCCGGGTTCCCAATGGGCAGACATCTCAAGGTGATATCATCTGGAAAGATAAAGAATACGGAGGCGTACACTATGCCATTACTTACGGGCTTTCCGTTAAAGCAGAACTGCTTTAGTTGTCCTTTGCCGCACATGATCAAAACATCATATTTGCAACATGAATGACGATAAGACCATCACAGCAGCAATTGAGACAAGCAATGTAACTGCATTGCTTGCCGCTTACCGGAAATTTACAAGTTCCTCCGGGGCTACAACCGATGAATTTTTCCGTTTCATCACCACCCCCACTCCGGAACGGGAAGAGTTCCTGGCATTGTACTGCTCTTCGACCTCTTCTGTGTCCGGTACCATTATACAAACTAATTACAATGCACTATGAGTTTAACAGCAAACATATATCCGTCTACAATCGCTTTAGCCGGAAATCCCATCAAGCTGACTATAAACTCCAGTTCAGTAGTCAGCTACACTATTCGTCAGGCCGACCGCACCATCTTTTCCGGAAGTGGTGAAGGTGAGTTCTCTGTTTTTCTTCAGGATATCCTTTCAGGTATTCTCAGTCCCAAACATCTGCTTAACGAATCCACTGATATATTACTGCCCGATTCTACTTCAGCTACAGATATTGCCATTAGTGTCCAAAACACCCAGGGAGAAACTAAAACTCTTTCTCTGAAAGTAGTTATCGGAGGCATCAGCAAGCGGCTATTACGCCGTCTGTTAGATGAAAACAGCAATATATTCACTTGGAAGCTGCTCAATTCATCGGTTAATTTCTTCAAAACCACCCGTACCAACGGGCGGATCATCACCATCCGAGAAACCGAACTCCTACCTATTCCTTTCCTTTATCCGGATGGTGCATTAAAAATAGTTGCAGCCGGCATTGAAACCTCTTTGTCCGGAACAGCCGGACAGCCGGTAGCCCTTAACCTATATCGGCTCCGGCAAAAACTGTTTCAAACTAATCAAAAGTTAGCTTCTGTTTTCGATATCTATTCCGGATCAATCAAAAGTTGTACTATTGTCATCACTCCCGGAACAGTATCCCGTGAACGTTATTTACTTGAGTTTCTCAACTCCTATGGAGCCTATGAACGCATTGAAGTCACCGGTATCGGTAACATCGAGTCTGAAATTGAGTCCGAATCCACTTATCAGATTTACGATGAAAGCATTGATGATTATATCGAGGCCCGCGAGCGACAGTCTGCCCGTGACAAGCTTCAGGTCGAATCCGGATATCGCAATACCGAAGAGCTTGTGCATTTAATGGATATGCTTGCTTCCGATGACATAAAGATACTCGGACTTTCCGGACGAAACATCAGGGTAAATGCCGTAGCCGACAACCTCACCCATGCCATACGCTCCACTGTACCGGAAAGTATTAAAATGACTCTTCATTTCGTTGACTCCGATGTTCGCTACACCGGATCACTTTCAGAGGACGAAATAGGAAATCCCCGTATACATACCGAACAGTTCACACCTCAATTTAATTGATATGGCCGATCAGCAACAACTTATAGATGAACTCATTGATTACATTGATAAAGCGGTACTCAAAAATAGTGTATCCAATCGGCATGTAGCGGAAGTACTTGATTGGTTAAATGAAGGATTAAAGAATATTAAGTTAGAAGAACTGATAAATATTTTTCTCCGCAAGGACCAAGCAGACTCCACTAACTATCTGCTAAAAATGTTTGCAGGTGCTCAGTTCGGGAACTTTACCCCTGGTATCAGTGGGGCTATCATTAACGAAAGCGGTGAAATTGAAGCAAAGAGCCTTATTTTACACAGTTTTTTATCAGTTCCCGAACTTCGTTATAATAGAGCGATAGTATTAAAAGGAAAGCAGATAATCAGTCCGGGCGGCGGATGTGTTGTTAAACAGTTCATTACGGTAGATGAAAATAAATGGTTAATTCTTCCCGTATTGGAAGAGGGGGAAGCTTTGTCTTTTAAAGAGGATGATATCCTGTTAGCATATTGGCATGACAAAGACTCACAATCCGGCGCATTCAAAGGATTCCGGGAAATGAAGTTTCGTGTAACGGCTCTTTCCGGAGAAGAAGGATTTATTATCGTACCTAAACCCGGGAGTGGTTCTATTCCGGCTGCATCTATGACACTTGCGCAGACCGGGAACTTTACCGATGCAGAACGTCAGACCTATATAATGATAGACTCGACTTTAGGAAATAATAGTTTAACCTTTTTTGATGATGCAAATACGTGGGACGTGGAACCGGCACAGGAAAAAAGTTGGATCGGAAAAAAGAAAAACCGTATCGTTGCCGGCATTGATTGTTCTAAATATTCCGCCGTATTTCAAAATATCATCATGTCCGGTAAAATATTTCAGGTTGATGATATTACAGGGGAATCTATCCGAGTTCCGATTGAGAAGGGAGAATATGTTTCCGAACAAAAATACGCATATTATGACCGCGTTTCTTATAATCGTGCGATGTGGCTTTGCGTCAATGAAAACGGAACGACATCGGAGCCTTCGGACTCGAATCAAGACTGGTTAAAACAAGCCTATGCAGTTGATTCGTCTTCATACTGGCTTACCGCCAATGCCACTCAGGTGGTCATACGACCGAACAGTGTCGTACCAATATGGACTATTGTTAACTGCAAGAAACAGACGGGCGCCGGTTCTGTCGAGAACTGCAATTCTTTTTATCTCGCATATAGAAGAGTGGATGCGGACGGTACGAAGGTTACGGCAAGTGCTAACCCGACAAGTTCCACTGTTGTTGCCCCATCAAAGACAACTACCGCCCTCTCTGTTCGCGCTTACGCTGTGAAATCGGATGCGGAGGCGTGGAATAATAACTATGTAGATGAAATCGCATTCGGCATCGTTAAAGACGGGAGCGATGGTAAAGACGGTAAGGACGGAAAAATCTACGAATATATCTATAAAAGGACCGAAACAGAGACAAGCCCCGCTACACCTGACGAACAATATTTAGCGTCCGGCTGGACCGATGACCCGGTAGGGGTTGATTCTTCGTATGCGTATGAATGGGTGTCTCAGCGCATAAAAGACGGTGAGACATGGAGCGGATTCTCTGCACCTTCCTTGTGGGCACGGTATTCTAAAGACGGAGAAGATGGTAAGCCGGGCGAGGGCGCTGTAGTACGTTGGCTTACGGCGAGTGCTACACAGGTTATTATCAAACCGAATAGTGTTGTGCCTATCTTTATAACAGTAAGATGTAAACAGCAAATAGGAACTAATCCTGTCGAGAATTGCAATTCTCTTTATGTTGTCTACAGAAGGGTGGACGCAAACGGTACAAATATTCTGGTAAATTCAACATTGGGCACACATGTTGTTGCCCCCTCTAAAACAACGACAGCCTTATCTGTTCGCGCTTACGAAAACAAAACAGATGCGGAGGCTTGGAACAATAACTATGTAGATGAAATAGCATTCGGAATTGTTAAAGATGGCAGGGATGGTATAGACGGTGTTGATGGTAAAGAACACGAATTTATCTACAAGAGAACAAGTACAGGAATAAAACCTACTACCCCCGATGAACAATATTTAGCGTCCGGCTGGACCGACGATCCGGTAGGAGTTGATTTTTCATACGCGTATGAATGGGTATCTCAGCGCATTAAGGATAACGGAATATGGGGAAAATTTTCCGTGCCTTCCTTGTGGGCTCGTTATTCTAAGGACGGAGAAAATGGTAAGCCGGGCACAGATGGCAAGCCCGGTACTGATGCCACGTCCTATTGGCTAACATCAAATGGAAGTAACTTTGCTTATTCGTCGGGCGGTGTATTTTCTCCCGGCAATATCACTGTATACTGCAAGAAAAAGACAGGGGCCAGCGATGCGATGACATGCAGTGATTTTTTTATCAGAGTGAAAAAATACAGAGATGGAGCGATTAGCGACCATGACTATTCAAGTTCAAAGCGCTCTAACGTAGTAATTACTCCAAGCTCCTACGATAGTTCTTATATAGTGAGGGCGTATCAAAATTTGAACGATAATAATAGCTGGACCGATAATTTTGTAGCTGAATCAATCATAGGTGTCGTAAAAGATGGTCAAGGCGGCGGTTCCAGTACACCCGGTCCTCCGGGTGCAGATGGCCAGCCTGGCACTGACGCCACCTCCTATTGGCTTACCTCTACGAGTACTACTGCCATATTTAGAAGTACGGGAAGCATTGTTCCTATATTCATAACAGTGAGATGCAAGAAGCAGACGGGGGCCGGTCCTGTCGAGAACTGCAATTCCTTTTATCTCGCATATAGAAGAGTGGATAAAGACGGAGCCAAAGTATATGTAGGCAGTGCTCAGTCGAGTTCCACTCTAATGACAGTAACAGCGAGTACGACGTCACTCGGAGCAAGGGCCTATGCTGTTAAATCGGATGCGGAAGCTTGGAATACCAACTATGTAGATGAAGTAAACATAGGTATCATAAAGGATGGGACCAATGGTGCAAATGGCGCAATGCCCCGTGTATGTGGAAGATATTCAAGCGGGGTTCCTTATGTTTGGGATGACAACTACAGGGATATCATGTTTTATTCCTTTGGCGGTGTTAATTATATCTTTCAGGTTAAAGTCTATGGATCTTCTGTAACAACTCCGCCAGTGTCAGTAGACGGTGACGATAACTGGGAGCCGGCCAACCGATTTAGTTTCGTTGCTACAGATACGTTGCTTGCTGATGGTGCCAACATTGCGGACTTTATGTACAAGAATGGCGTAATGCGTTCTCAGGCAGAAGTAAACGGCATTCCCAATCTGATGTTGAACGGCAATACAGGGGAGGTAGATATAAGGATAGGTATATTTAGGGGAAAGGTAAACACGCCATTTACTTTGCTTGGGGATTCTGACGCTCAGATTGTTTCCGGCATGACTAACACTTTCTTGCTGAAGGATAATCTTAACATAGCCACGAGTTGCAAATACATGTGCACGAATGGAGCTACCATCGTACTACCTACAGACATAAAGTATAACGGCGCTAATGTAACCATACTGGATTTTACTTATCCCCCGTACAACTCCGATTTAGCCTATACGACAGTACTTGTTGAAGGAGGGGATATGTTCGGGAATACATTACATACAGAGTCGCAAGATCAGTCACAATGGTTTGAATCAGACTTAATCAACATTCGCGGGGGAATAAAGGAATTTATTGCCGTTCCCGCTTACAGTACCAGCGGTTTTTTTACTAAAGTTAAATGGTTTTTAAAGAAATAATATGATTATGAAGTATTTGGTCTTCATTACGCCATTATGCGCATTATGTGAAGGAAATCTTATGCAAGACCTCCCGACAAAAAGTAGTCGGATCGAAAGGTTTACAAACCCCAATAACTCTAATATTATCAGCGATATAGCTCTTA